GCAAGAAAGAGGATATTATGCTGCCAAAAAGCATGGTAGCCATAATAGAAAATCCGTTCTATGCTATACTGAATGAACCCAATGCTATATATACTAGGCTCAAAAAGAAGCTATCACTTCTTGATACGACTGATGAAGAACAGGCTTCTGGAAAACTTAACATGATTCTGCAACTCCCATACATAATAAAGACTGAAGCTAGAAGACGACAAGCAGAACAAAGAAGAGCTGATCTCGAAGACCAACTTTCTAGTTCTAAGTACGGTATAGCTTATACAGACGGTACTGAAAAAGTAACTCAGCTTGGGCATCCTATAGACAATACACTTCTGGAGCAGGTTAAAATGTTTCAGGAGCAGCTTTATTCTGTTATGGGTATAACTCAGTCTATTCTCGATTCTACAGCTGATGAAAAGACTATGCAGAATTATTACTCAAGGACTATCGAGCCAATCCTCAATGCTATTTGTGACGAGATGAACCGAAAGTTCTTGACAAGTACAGCTCGAACTCAGGGACAAGCTGTTAGATATTTTAGAGATCCATTTAAGCTTGTGCCGATAACAGAGCTTCCAGACCTTGCTGATAAGATGACAAGGAACGAGATCATGACATCTAATGAGTGGCGTCAGATTATTGGTCTCAAACCTGCAGATGATCCTTCGGCTAACGAACTTAGAAATAAGAACATCTCGCAGTCTTCTGAAGAAATAGCGGCAAAGAACGGTGATAGCCTTTTAGGTGAAGAAACGACAGAACAAGGATCGGAAGGAACCGATGAAATACGACTGGAAAGAAGGTTTGACAATCCAGAAGTAGAAAAGTTTATTAATGGATTGGGATGAATAAGGAGAATTCAAAATGAGACGTAAATGTTCATTCCAGGGTTGGGCAACTAAGAATGATTTAAGATGCACCGATGGCAGAACAATCAGACGTAACGCATTTGCCTCTCAAGATGGCGACAGGGTTCCTCTTGTTTGGAATCATCAGCATGACAGAATCGATAATGTAATAGGTCATGCAGATCTTGAAAATCGTGAAGAAGGCGTTTGGGCGTATTGCTATCTAAATGATACCCCACAGGCTAAATATGCAGACATTGCGATAAAGCATGGCGATCTTAATACTCTTTCTATTTATGCCAACAAGCTTAAACAGGTTGGTGGAGATGTTCTGCATGGCGTTATAAGAGAGGTAAGCCTTGTTCTTGCTGGTGCTAACCCTGGTGCAAAAATACTCGATACATCTATCGCACATGGTGATGATGAATACGGTGAAGCGGTTATCGCGTTGTCAGATTCTGATGAAGATTGCCTTATTCATTACGACTTTGATGATGACGGTGAAGAATACGATGCATCTGAAGAACCTAAGTCTGAACCTGTGCCAGAAACTAAAACGGAACCAGTAATTCAGCATGCGGAGGAAAACATGGAAGAAAAGAATAATGCACCTGAAAATGGTGGCGAACAGAAAGAAAAGACAATCGGCGACGTACTTAATACCATGAATGATGAACAGCTACAGGTGGTTGAAGCTCTGGTTGCTCAGGCTCTTAAAGAAGGACAGGATGCAAAGAAAGAAGAGCCTAAAAAAGAAGAATCTGCTGAAGACGAAGATGATGAGGAGGAGTATATGAAACACAATGTTTTTGACAGCGATTATGAGAACAATAACCCCTTCGTTCTTACAAATGACGATCAGGCAGCTATTATCGCTGATGCTGAGAACTATGGTGGATCACTTAAGAGATCTTGGATAGCACATGCAAATGCTATGGGAATTGATGCAAACGCACTTCAGCATGATGCAGATTCTGATGCTGGTATTACAAGATCACTTCATGTTGGTGATACTGGCGCGCAGACATATGGTGTAACTGAGCCTTCTTTCCTGTTCCCGGAAGCACATGCTCTTAACACAACTCCTTATATGATCCAGAGACGCCAGGAGTGGGTTGCTAAGGTATTTAACGCAGCTAAGCACGTTCCTTATGGCAGAATTAAGAGCCTGTTTGCTGATATCACAATGGACGAAGCAAGGGCTAAGGGCTATGTAAAGGGAACTGAGAAGCAGGAAGAAGTATTTGAGCTCTTGAAGAGAATCACCCTGCCTACAACCGTTTACAAGAAACAGAAGATCGACCGTGATGATACAATTGATATTACAGATTTCGATATGGTTGCATTCATTAAGGGTGAGATGAGAGTAATGCTGGATGAAGAACTCTCTCGTGCCGTTCTGCTTGGTGATGGAAGAGCTGCTTCTTCTAACGATAAGATTAAGGAAGATTGCATCCGTCCTATCTGGAAAGATGCTGATCTGTTCGTAATCAATAAGACTTTCGTAGCATCCGCTGATACTGATGAAGAGAAAGCTGCTAAAGCTGATTGCAAGGCATTTAGACGTGCTGCTATCAAAGCTCGTAAGGATTATAAGGGAACTGGAAATCCTGTTCTGTTCACAACCGCTGATAGAGTATCTGACTTCCTGCTCATGGAGAATGAGATCGGAGAAGCTAAGTATAAGACACTTGCCGAGCTTGCATCAGCACTTAGAGTTCGTGACATCGTTGAAGTTCCTGTTATGGAAGGTCAGACAAGAGTTGTTAACGGTCAGACAAGAAATCTCGAAGGTATTATTGTCAACATGGCTGACTACACAATCGGCGCTGACAAGGGTGGAGCTGTTTCGATGTTTGACGACTTCGACATCAACTTCAACCAGATGATTTACCTGATTGAGACAAGATGCTGCGGAGCTCTTACAATTCCGAAGTCTGCTATCGTTATTGAGTCTACTAATAACGCTGACGGTTCTATCTCCGGCTGATAATTTAAGGCCATTTTTCTTACTTCTATCCTATAAAGTACCGGTTGCATACGTTTGATCATAGGTATGACGTAATATGCGGATCTGACCACAATGTTTAGCTTTCCGGTACAATTAAAAATTCAAAATGGGGGTAAATCTATACAATGTTCAAGATAACCATTGTTTTGACAAATACAAAAAATCCGTTTGCAACTGAATGCGAAAATTATAACCTTACAAATTCTGTTCTTAGAATTGTTAAGGATTCAGAAACTCAGCACGCTATAACAATTCCTCGTGAGAATATTATAATGTTTGATTCATACAAGATACCTGAGAATGAAGCTTCTGGTGATAAGACTGCAAATGAAGATGCGGCTTACGACATAGACAATTCACCGGAATAAATTAATCTAAGGAGGATAAACCATGTCGGGATTCACTTTTACTCGGGGTACAACTCCTGGATTTAGGCTGGTTTTTCCTGCTGACAATCCAATAGACGAATACACAACCATTGAACTTGGATTTAGTCAGATTTCCACAGTTAATGGTTATAGACAGATAAAGAAAAGCGTAACTCTTATGCCTACACAGAGGGAAATTGCATCAAACTCTGTTCATTATAGGCTTAGTCAGTATGATTCTCTTAAATTTGAGCCTGGTCAGGTTGATCTTCAGGTAGCAATTGTGAAATCGAATGGCGCATGTTACAAGTCAAGGATTTACAGAATCATAAATGTAAGAGATACCGTAATAGACTCTAGAGTTCCTGATAAAGATTCTACTTATGTTGAACCAGCACCTGAACCCGAACCAGAACCAACCGAACCGACAACGCCATAACGAGAGGTGACCTGATGGATGATTATATTGTAGATGGATTGTTAGATTTAACTTTTATATCTGATGAATCTGAGCCTCTCATGGATATTCCGATTCAGGTAACGTCTGATGAATCTGGGCCTCTCCTTGAAATTCCGGTTCAGATAATAGATGACCCGACAATGGCTGCTGCTGAGATACATTTGAATGAAGTTCTGATGCGAGAAATTGAGAGGGCTCAGAATACAGAAACAAACATTGCGAATAACTTAGCAGCCGAAATACTTAGATCTACAGGCCTTGACACAGAGCATACTAATGCTATAAATGTGTTAAACGGCGATGAGACAACTCCTGGTTCTGTTAAGAAAACAGTAGCGGATGAAATAGCTAAAGTTATTGCTGGAGCTCCAGAATCATTCGATACGTTAAAAGAGCTTGCTGATTGGATAAGCTATAATGAAACAGATGCCGCTGGTATGAACAGTCGAATTATTGCAAATAAGAATGCAATAGATAATGAAGTTGTGGCTGCTAGGGCCGCTGAGGATAGTCTTAGTACAAGGATTACGAATGAAGTTTCGAGAGCAACTGCTGCTGAACAAGCTCTTGGCAATCTTTTACAGTCATATGTCGACACCATACCAGAAATAACCATAGTAGCAAACAACATCGAAAATGTAAATGACGTAGCTGAGGGTATTTCGACTATAAATACACTTGCTTCCGATCTTACAAATGTCGATATTGTAGCAGGATCTATTTCAAATGTAAACGCTACAGGTTTAGATATAGCAAACGTTAATGCTGTTGCTTCCGATCTTACAAATGTTGATATTTTAGCTACATCTATTGCAAATGTCGACACAGTAGCCACATCTATATCAGATGTTAATGCTGTTTCTTCTGACATAGCAAATGTTAATTCTGTAGTTTCCGATCTTACGAACATTGATGCTGTAGCTGGATCTATTGCAAATGTCAACGCTGTATCTGCTTCTATTGCTAGTGTTAATGCTGTTGCTACTAACATCTCTGACATCACTTTGGTATCTAACGATCTTACAAACATTGATGCTGTAGCTGGGGCTATTCAGGTTATTAGCACAGTTGCTGGTGATCTTACAAATGTTGATATTTTAGCAAGCAGCATATCAGACATAAATAGTGTAAGTGATTCGATAAGCGATGTTACCACAGTATCTGCTAACATAGCTGATGTTAACGCAGTTGCTAATAATTTGTCTGATATTCGTGCTGCTGTTCAGAGTGCAGAAGATGCTGAAGCGTGGGCTGTAGGTACTATTGGTGGTGTACCAGTCGCATCTTCTGCCGAACAGTACGAAAATAATTCCAAATATTATGCAGAGCTTGCATCATCTATTGCCTCCGATATCAATTCTATTGAAGTTGCGACCATGCCTACGGCTTCAGTAGCACTTGTTAATCAGGTTAGAATCTATATCGGTCAGACCACATCCACTTATACATCTGGTCAGAGTTATCAGTGTATTGAAGATCCCGAAAATGCAGGTGTTTATATTTGGGAACCTACAGCATCAAAAGTAACTGTTGATAACGTAACAATTCAGGAAAACGCAAGCGGTCAGCTCGAAACCGTTGTTAAGATATGGAATGGAAGTAGTGCTGATTGGAAAGTTTTAAGTTTAGCAGAAAAATCCAAGTGGAATATTGTTAACATAACGGATGACGCTGACGATACATCAACCATTGAAACACAAATCCAAGCGTTAACAAATTCAGTAAATACAAATACTGATAACATCCAAACGTTAACGAATACTGTAAATACTAATTCTGACAACATTGCAGATGACAATGATGAATACAATTCCAATCATAATTATGTGGTTGGTGAATATTGTATTAGTCCAGATGATGGTACCTTACAAAAGTGCGTAGTAGCGACATCAGGAGGCTCATGGGCTACTGTTAAAGATACGTGCTTTACAAAAGATTCGTTAACCAATGTGGTTAAAACGTTAAATAATGATTTAAATAAATATCCCGAATACACTGTTCTTTATGAGGGTTCTAAATTGCAAGGAATTACCACGATTCCAGGGCTTGGATTTTTTACAGATTGGGACGAGCTTATATATGTTTGTAGAGCAAATGCCCAAGAAGATACCTATATGTTTACCGAAAAATTAGGGCAACGTAAATATACTTTAACAGATGCTCCCTATATCAGCTTTACGGGTTGGTCTGGTGATGCATCTCAGAATTATATATCTACTATAGTATTCTGGGGTGGTGATATAAATGTTTTGGGAATTAGAGTAAGGAGCAATAATGTAGATTGGACGTTAGGGCTAATTACTCTAATTGGTGTAAAATATAAAGCTTAGCCCATTTACTTTTATCATTTTGATACGAGCGTAAACGCATTTACAATCCCCACCGCACAGGGTGACGGACAAAATAGAAAGGAGAAAACAAATGAAATATAATCTTATCAAATTTACCAGGAACACAAAAGAACAATATGTAGTACAGGCAAGCACATATGATACTATTGATCTTGCCAAGGTTGCATATCATCAGTCACTTGCAACTCTGCATAACGCATCTGATGTAAAAGTTGCTGTAGTAAAGATTGAGGATGAGTTTGGTCACGAATTACCAGGATTTAGTGAGGTAGTTGATCATACTCCTGAACCTGAACCCGAGCCCGAGCCGGAACCTGAACCCGAAATGCAATAGTTTAGTATAAGAAGGGAGCTGGGTTTTTAATGAGTGTTAATATATACGACTCAAACACTGGTCAACTGCAAAAGATTGCAGGATTGTTAGAAAATGAAAATATTGGAGTTCC